ACGCCCACGGGGGCTGCGAATTGCGTGCCCATTTGCTCGCCGAACTTGTAGAATTCGCCTTCGACCATCTTCTTGAAAAGCCAGTTCGAAGTCATGTCCTTCTGGACCACGGCTTTCAGCTCGCCGTCGAGTTCGTTCAGGCGTCCGGCGTAGTATTCTTCGAGCAGCATTTGGCGGGTCAGGCCGGGGTTTGTTTGCCAGCCCGGATCGATGCCTTCAGGGACGCGATAAACGTCGCCTGTGCGCTTGTTTTCCCAGTCTTGCAGGTTGAGGTCCGGCGCTGTGGTATCGGGCGTCCAGCCAGCCGCGCGGGCGTCGTCTTCGTCGACCTGCAACACCCAGCATTTGCACTGCCAGCCGTTGGGTGGAAAATGGGTCTCCCACCACGGGTCATCGACCCGCAAAACGACGGGTTCACGCGCCCATGTCAAATGCTCGTCGCGCGGCTCTGCCGACGTGGTCTCTTGGTAGATCAAAAAGGGGAGGATATCGCGGGTCCGCCAGATGCGTTCCCACAGGCCTGCGGCGTTGGCCGTGCGGATGTTGGCGTCGTAGATGATCCGCAGCCGGTGCGGCGACCCCAACTGCACCAATTCGACAGCCCCGGTGCGGGGGTCGGCCATCAACTGTTTCCCCCACCATCCCAGCGCCATCAAACGGGGCTGCAACTGGGCGCGGAATTGCTCGAACGGGATGCCGCGCGCGATGGCCTCGTCGACGGCTGAGCGGATGGTGTTGACGATCTCCAGATTGGTGGCTTTGGCGACCGTGAACGCGTGGGCGTGTTCTTGAGGCCAAACGTCCCGCCAATCGAACGACGTGACGGCCCCTTTATTGCGGAAATAGGCCATCACCTCGGGCGATGGATCGGCCATGTATCGGATCGTCTCTGCCATGGCTCGAACCGCTGCCTTTCAAGGTCAGATTTTGGCGATCAGTTCGCGGGCGCGGCGGGCAGCGTGGCTTTCGTCGATGAAGCAGCGCTTTTCGAGGTCTTGAACGTGGAAATGAAGCACCTTCAAAGCGTCTTTGAGGTCTTGCGCGTGAAGGCGGGCGAGCGCGCCCTTTTCGTAGTTGGCCGCGCTCTCTCGAAGGGCGATCAAACGCGAGAAAAACCAGCCTTCGACGGCGTGCCATATGGTGATGAGTTTGCGATAGGCGGCGACGAACATGGGGGGCTCCGGTATCGCGAGGAAGAGGGTTTTACTGCGCCCGTAAACGGCGCTTTTGACGCTTGGAAAGCTGGGTGTCCGCCGTGCTGCACGGGATGGGAACGTGATCTGGCTTCGACCGGCGCTGGGGTTTTTGTCCGGAACCGCGTCGAATGGCCGTTGGTTCTGGGGCAAGAACGAACGTGTCGGGGCCATGAGCCAGCAGCGCGGCTATCATCATAGACATCGACATCATCACGGCTTCACCCCTGCATCTCCGAGGCCGCGCGCGATGGCCATGCCAGCGGCTAACGTCTCGACGAGGCGTCCGGCGTCCATCTTGGTCATCGCCTTAGCAAGACCGGCCAGAAACTCGTCGTAGCTGCCGGAATTATTGGCGAGATCGCGGATCGGCTTGAGCATGGGATCGGCGACACGCTCCCAATCGCCGAGCGCCGACGCGGTCAGATCATCGAGCGCGTCGGCGTGGGCCGTGTTGGCGGCATGTGCCACGCCGCACGATTTGCAGACGGCCTTGGCGGGTGTGCTGCCGGAATACTTCGGCGTCTTAGCCTTAGCGTTACCGGACTTACGCTGGCGTTTCGCGGGGCGCTTCGGCTTCTGCCGGGAGTTGCGCGCCTTGGATTTGTTTGCTGCCTTGCGAGGCTTTGGTGGCGTCACGTCGTCGGGTTCGACGTCGTCGTTGGCCTCTGCCGGATCGGCCTCGTCTTCGATCTCGCCTGTGTCGTCGAACTCTTGCTCGGGATCAAATTCGAGAAGGCCGGTCGCGCCGAGAATGGCTTCGCCGTCTTCGGGCTCGTTGAACCCGAACCGGTCACGCACGTCAGCTTCCGAAATGCGCAGGCCGAGCGGGACCAGCGTCTTCAGGTTGGTCGCCAGACCCGTCAAATCTTCCGGCACCGGCACGGGCAGCACGAGCTTGGGATATTTCGCCTGAGGCCCGTAATTCAGGTCGACGAAGGCGCGGATCAGGTCGCGGTTGATGGACGTTTCGAGCTGGCGCGCGTCGGCGAGCTTGATATCGTGGCGGACGTTCTCGTGAACCTTGGCTTGCGCCAGCGATCCACCGGCGTCGCTCGTCATGGTCTGTCCGAGGACGAGCTTTGAAATCTGCTTGTCGAGATAGTCGGCCAACCCTGAAAAGATCGCAGCCCCGCCGCCGCCCTTGCTGCCGCCACCTTCGACGAAATCAATCGTCATCGTCGCGGGGATGATCGCTGCCGCGTCGCTGCCGATGTTGCGGACGGCGTTGAGCAGTTGGCCGCGATCTTCGGGGGTTGCCATCGGGCCGTATTTGCCGACGCGGATCGGCATCCCGTACACTTCGCAGAACGCGACCCAATCCTTGAGCGTGTAGGACTTGAACACGAACGCCCATGCGGCTGGCTTGGCCAATCCGCCACGGACGGGAATGCCGGATTTAAGGCGCGGCACGTGGCGGACGAACTTGTAGGGCGGCATCGGATCGCCGTCGACGGGATCGGTCAGCGACGCCAACCGCATGACGGTGCGCTCGACTTGGCTGAACGTGAAAAAGCGGGGATCGCGGTCGCGATAGTCGTAGGGCAACCACTGCTTGGCGCTGGTCTCCCACATGATTTCGGAGACGGCGTACCCTTTGCCGTAGGCGTCGACCAGGTGCTCGATCATCGAGGCAAAGACGGGCTGTTCAACGAGGTCTTCGACGGCGTCTGCAATTTCGCGGTCGCGTGCGCTTTCTCCGCCCGCGACGACAACGGGGTCGATGCACGAGAGCGCGCGTTTGCGGGTCGACAACACGGCGGTGTAGTGCAGTTCGCGCTCTTCCATTTCTTCGGCGAGCGTCAGGTAGTCGCGGTGGTCGCCTTGGTCGGCGGCGCGCAGGATGGAGGCGAGGCGTTGCGGGGTGAGCCCCGGTGCAATCGCGTCGTGCCAGAGCGTGCGGACGCCAGCGAGTTCGGGGGCTGCCACCTCTTGCGTGAGGGCGCGGCGAACCACTGGCTCACCGTCAGGCCCCAGAATTTGCGTGTTGCGTGCCATTTACAAGACCCCGGTTCGCGCCTTGAAGCCGCCGTTGGTTTTGACGATGCGCCAGTCATCATCGGCGTGCCGGTCGCGGCCCGTGACGGGTGCAATTGCCCCCGACTGGTAGCCGTAGGCGACGAGGTCGAGCGTGGTTGCGTGGTAGGCGAGCGCCAGACCGATGGCTGCGTCGCCGTGGCGGGACGCGCCGTCTTGGCCCTTGGTGCGCTGCGCCTTGGGGATTTGGCCGACGCCGTCGATACTCTTGATGAGCCGCAGATCGCCGAGAATGTCGGCGTCCTTGGGTATGATCAGCGTGTCGTCTTCGAAGCCCGCTTTGAGTTTGGGCATGTTCTCGCGATACCATTCGATGCTGAACTTGACCTGCAGGATCAGGCCCGAGCCAAACCGTTGCATGGCGACTTCGGCGAGATACGCGCCGTTGCCGGTGGCATCGAACGCGCCGCCGACGAACCGTGGCAGTCGGTCGATGATGTAGAAGGCGATGTCCTTTTGCTGCTCGAACGGGATGTTGCGCAGCTCGACGACGAACGGCGTTTCGCGCTTGAGGTCGGCGCGGATCGTCAGCGGCCACAGCACCGACAAGTCGGACACGCGCCCGAAGTCCTGGCCGAACGCGTGCGCGAAGCGCGGGTCGAGCTTGTCGAGCAGAGGCTTCAATTGCTGTTCGCAGAAGTCGCGGATTTCGGCTTTGCGCAGGTGTTCTGGCCATTCTGCGAATTGGGCCGACTGTTCGTAGCGAATGACTGGGATGCCGTCGCGCATCCGCGCTTCGATCAGCGACGCGGGGATAAACGCGCCCTTGCCGCGCGTGGGGATGCAGAACAGTTCTTCGTCGGCGGCTTCGCCGTAAAACCCGATGACCTGCGCCCGCCACTCCGCTTCGGCCTCAGGGCTCCAGGGTTTGCCCGTGGACAGGCAAACGCGTTGATAGAGACCCTGGCGTAGCGCCTCGTCGAAATCGCAGCGTAGCAGCGTGTATTTGAGCCGCCCGGCGCGAACATCGGTGACCAGCGTGTTGAACGGGTTGGCGTCGCCGTCATGCGTCGACAGGATGAGGATTTTGCCACCCCAGATCAGCAGCGCCATCGCCGCTTTGATCACCTCAGTCAGATCGTCGTGGAACGCTGCCTCGTCGAGGATCACATAGCCCTGGCGACCACGCAACGAGCGCGGCTTGCTGGTCAGCGCGAGGATCTCAAATCCCGACGCGAAGGTGATGCGGAAGGCCTTGATCGCGGCGTCGTCGTCGCCATCGTAGAATAGCGTTTCTTCGACATCGCCTGCTGCTTGGCCGAACGACTTTGCCCACATGCCGCAAGTGTCGACGAACTCGCGGGCCATGTCGAGATTGTAGCCCAGATACAGCGTATCCATGCCGCCAGCGTCGCGCGTTGCTGCCGACGTAAGGACGGCGTCGGCCCCGGCTGCCCACGTGAAGCCGGTACGTCGCGATTTTTCGACCAGCGTCACGGCGTTGGCAGCGGTCGTTGCGAGCAGAAGCTGCTGGTAGGGCATCAGCACGTCGGGGATGGTGCCGCCATCGGCAACAAGGCTCGGCAGCGTGAACCGCGCCTCGCGGCGGTGTTCGATCCATTCGTCGGACGTGACGAGGCGCGGGGATTTGGTCTCGGCGACGATGGCGGGGGTCACGAGGGCTTGCTTTCGGGTTTCCACGCATCAAGCGCGAACGGCTGGCCAGCCTGATCGGTGGCAGGGAGAGGCCGCGCTTGCTTCTCGACGGCGGCGCAGACCCGGCGAAGCGAGGCGTCGGCGTCGTCGCGATCTGCGCGGATGCGGACGTTGGCCCTGTCGGCTTCGGCAAGCTGCTTCAGGGCTTCACGCAGGCTTGATCGGGCACTACGCAACGCCTTACCCAACTCGCAAATGACGATGATGAGGACGATGATCAGCCACGGGGCGAGTTCAGCGACGGCGCTCATGCGGACCTCCGCAGGGCGGGGTAAATCGTGACGGGGAGCCCTATTGCGTCGCAGGCAATATGACGGCAGGAGATTAGATTGGGCTCATCCACGATGGCGTAGAGCGCTTTGAGCAGTTCGTCGTGATCATTCGCGAGACCCTCGTATTCTTTGCGCTCTTGATGGAGTTGGCGGGCGAAGCCTTCCATCAGTGAGAGTTCGCAGCGCAGATAGCCGATGTACCAGACAGCGGCACCGGCCCACGCGAACCACGTCCACAGCATGAGTTCAACCGCTGACATGGGCGACGCCTCCCAGATACTCGGCACCGAGTTTGGCCCGCAGCGCTGCACGGGCGGCACGTTGGGCTTCGCGCTTTTCGGCCTTGATGCGCTCGCGTTCGGCCTGCTTGTGAGCGGTGAGACCAAGAAGGACTTCTAGGCCGCTCCACTCGTCGCGATGTGTAAGTTGAACCGCGAGCGCGATGCACTCCGCGAGGTCGCCGGGCGGCACGTCGCCGATCAGGGCGGCGAGTGACCGGCCATTCCCCGCCTGTGCACGCGCAATCGCTGCGCGGATTTTATCGTGTGCCGTGGGTTGTGCCTTAGCCATTGGTGGTCTCCGCTTGTGTTGGCTGCTTTTTCCTGAACTCCTTCTTCCACTGACTGAACTCGACGCGCGCCTTGCGTCGTCCTTCGACGACGACCAATGCCGTTTTGAGGCCGTGCATAAAAAGGTCTTCGTCGTAGTGACCGTGATACATGGGGCCAGCGACGGTGAACGCCCGCGTCAAATCACTGATCGAGCAGCTCTTGATGAGCTTGGCCAGAGGTCCGCCCTTGCCATTCTTGGCGCTTTCGATGGCCGCATTGACGGCCTCGTGTGTGAGTTCTGGCTTGCCCTTTGCCATCACGCCACCTCCGCAAAGCGCGACCGCTTCTTGGTGACGACAGGCAATGCGCCCTTGCCTTCGCGATCGTCGTGCAGAGCGTCGATCTCGTCCTCAATACCGTCAACAATGGCCGCGAGAGCGTCGTTGGTTTTGATCTCCTCGGCGATCAGGTCGGCTTGCTCTTTTGTCCGCATCTTCGCGTTGTTGAGCGAGTGTCCGAATAGGCCTGCGATCTCGGCGTTGGTTGCCTGCGTGTGGCGCAGGATGAGGTAGACGGCGACTTGGCGGGCGCGCAGCGGCTTGGGCCGGTGGCGCGATTTCCAGTTACCGAGGAACTGGCCGCGAAACGTCAACGGCAACAGGCCGAAGGCTTTGGCGGTCATGCACATGACCTCGCAGGGGGCGACGTTGCTCATAACGCATACCCCTCGTCGTTGTGGCGGCGCGCACCCCATGCGTCGCGGGCGTCCTTGCGCGGACTGCCGGTGAGTGACAGGCAGGTCGTGACGACATAGCCATCTTCGACCATCCAGACGCATGACGCACCGCGTAGCCGGACGCGCGAGCCGCGATTGATGACCGTGATCGGCAGCAGCGAATTGACCTCGCGGCGGATTTCAGCACGAACGGCGCCGATATCGTGGCCGTAGGTGTCAGCGGCCCAGCGGATGGTTTTCCATTCGCCGTAACCGCGCTTCAAAGGCCATTCACAGTCGCATTCAAGCACGCGCTCAAAATAGCGGCGGATGGCGTGTTGGGAGATTTCGAGGGCCGCGATCATGCGCGCACCGCCGATCCCAACCATGCGGCGACGCGGTCGGCTTTACGGTTAGACCAACTCTTGAGAAAATCGTAGGCGCAGCCTTCGCTGACTTCGAGCACTTCGGCGATCTCGAATGTATCGAGCCCCAGCACCCACAGTTTACGCGCCGCACGTTGTTTGAATTCGTCGTCCACGAGACCCCTCCCGCTGCCTGCCTGACGCATGACACGGGATCAACGTGGATTGATTTGCGGAATCAGTTAGCGGGGGCAGATCACCCCGTGAGTGCATTTTCCGGCTGTTTGGTGTCGCGGACGCCGAGGATGTGGCGCTTGATGGCGGTGACGGTGTCGGCGGACAAGCCCTTTTCCTTGGCGGCGCGGTCGACGGCCTCTTCGGCTTTGGCGCGGAAGTTCACTTCGATGACCTTGCGGGCGTCGACGTTGAGCTTGCGGGCGCGCTCCAGCGCCATCAAACTCTCGGAGGCCTGATGCAGCATCTTCATGCTGGGGCTTTCGTCGCTGATGGAGGCTTCGCTCATCACGTCGAAGATGATGGTCTTGATCGTCTCGTTCAAAAGCAGGCCGACATCGCCCTCGGGTGCAGCGTCCAGGCGTTCGGCCATGATGCCGGCGATCTCGCGGGCGTTCTCCAATTGCTGGCCGTAGGCGGCCAGCCACAAGGCCTTGCGATTGAATGCGCTCTTCGAAATCGACTTGACGCCGAGATCGGCGAGCGAACCGTTCAGCTCGGCCAAGATTTGCAGTTGCGGCTTTTTGCGTTGACGCAGGTCTTGCAGCGCCGTCGCCACGATGGGCTCGGCGGCTTCGGGCAGCGTGTCGATGGAGGAGAGGCGTCCGCGTCCACGCTGTGCCATCTTAGGCGTCCAATGCAGGCTTGGCGACGCCGGGGATCAGCGCGCGGCGTTCGACGTGTTCGAGGCCCCGCGTCAACAGCGTGGCGATGACGAGCGTTCCAGCT